GACCACCATGCAATAGCAGCTGGTCTATAGTTAGGCTTGACAAATAGTCAAACCAACGAGGGGTCAAACGGGTTGGAACCCGTGGACCGTATGGGTGATTAATACCTCGCATAAATGTAGGTGCCCCAAGTGGGATACCTAGATAAATGGCTGCCTGCCATTCATAGTAGAACTTATGGTATTTCCATAATCCTCTACGACGAAGGGTCTCACGATCCGTCGGTTGTTGGTGGGAATAGTAATTCCCAACAACGCAGTCAGGTAAATTGAACCAATTTACCGACCCTTTGGTCCCCCCCGTAGGGGCTGACCAAAAAGAGGTGACTTCAAATGGATGAGGAGTCCCCTTGACATAAACCACTTCCGTCATGAGGTATTTAACATCATGAAAGAAGGATTTATCTCGATTAAGCTTCGCTCCAGTGTTTGCGATAGCTTGTTCAAACAGCAGATGTTTATCAGCTGTGTACTTGGATATAACCCCATCGTCTCCACATGTATGTGGATCGGGGAGGTTAGCCCTTCGACACGCATAAATCGTGATGAGGGCAAGGACTGGCCAGGAACAGGGGTTTCCCATCATCTGACCCGTCTTCGTTAGGTACTGCACATCTGTATTACAGAAGTGCTGTAACCAATTCGAAAATTGAATCGCATAATCGCCGGCTAAGGCGGTTATTTGATTTGCATCTAGGTCTAATACCCTAGGTGTATATAAGAAATCGAGTCCAAGGACTCCATTTATAATAACCGGGTCCACTCTAGGACGCGGCATTGTTAAGAGGACCGTTGCATCTGTTTCCAGAAGCAACTGAGGCCCCATTAACTTGGGTAAGAATTCCCTTAGGAATTCTAACTCAGGAACCATATTTATGAGTTCTTCATAAACAATGGTCGTAAGCCAAAAGGGATGATAATCCGTTGCGGCTGTCATGTCCAGGCTATAATATGGCCCGGGCTCCTTGGGAGGAGGAATACTTCCCCCTAAGGACTGACTAGTTGAGGGATGAGCCCTCAATAAGTCATCTAAGGCTTTTCTCAAAGGAGTCCCTAAGAGATGAGCGGCCGTGAGCGACATAGTCGGTACACGAGTCTTAACCCCCTTTTCCGGGCAAGGAATGGGGAGGACAGGTACGTGATCAATTTCACGTATAATGCGTTTACAACCTTCTAATAATAAATAATTTAGAATGTTGTTGATCTGCATGCTTTTATAAGCAGGCTGATCCTGTTCGTTGATAGGCGGCCTCATATAAGGTTGACCGCGTGTCAATTGGCCGGTCTTTGTTTTATTATAAGAACGGCCTTGATAAACGAAATCCTGTGCAGCACGCACAGCATACGTTCTATGAAAATCCCCCTTGGGGAATTTATAGAAAAGAAGCGGTTCATCCGCGAATTTGAAAGGGTGAGGTATTTCCTCACCATCTCGAATTCGGCAACCAATTTCATAACTAATTATGTCTTGGTATGCCG